AAGGCTGGGCGGTCTTTGGTGGAACGCCAAAGGGCAAGAATCAGTTTTGGGAGATTTACGAAACCGCCACTCGACTCCCTAGTGAGTGGTTCCTGCTACGCCTTCCAGCCGCAACCAGCGGGCTGCTTCCTGTCGGCGAACTAGCCGCCGCGAGGGCGCAATTGGCCGAGGATCAGTACTTGCAGGAGTACGAGTGCAGTTTTGAGGCTGCCATCCTCGGCGCTTTTTATGGCAAGGAACTGCGCGAGGCCGATCAAGAGGGCCGCATCTGTCAGGTGCCGTACAACCCCGACCTGCCGGTATACACCGCGTGGGACTTGGGCTACCGCGACGACACCGCCATTTGGTTCTACCAGATCGGTCGCGGGGAAATCCGCGTGATTGACTTCTATGCCGTGAGTGGCGAGGACATCCATGACATCGCTGCCGTGGTACTCGGGAAAGGCTATCGCTACGCCAAGCACTACCTACCGCACGACGCCCGGGCCAAGAGCCTACAGACGGGCAAGAGCATTGTGGAACAACTTGCTGCCCATCTGGACGTTGCCAAACTCGCAGTTGTCCCCGACATTGGGCTGCAAAGCGGCATCCAAGCCGTACGCATGACGCTGCCTCGGGTGTACTTTGACGCAGAACGCTGCCGCGAGGGCATTGAGGCGTTGAAGCAGTACCAGCGCGAGTACGACGAGGACAAAAAAGCCTACCGTCAGAGTCCACGCCACGACTGGACTAGCCATCCTGCTGACGCATTTCGTATGCTTGCGGTATCATGGCAAGAGATTTCTGACAAGACCCCCGCCCTTGAGCCTAAACCGCTCATGGTCGGCCCCGCCAACACGGTTACGCTCAACGATATGTGGCAGGTACACGACCGCACGGTGAGCAGGAGAGCGCGAATATGAGTGCAATAGTCCCCGCACGGCATAACTACGTTGTCGTCGCCGCCACCTCAACCACGACGTTTGGCGTAGCAGGGGCGTACCTGCATAGCGTCATCGTCAACGTAGCGAGCAACACCGAGGCCACGGTGATCGTGAGCGACGGTTCAACCGAACTTGTCAAGGTTCCGGCTACGCAAGCGGCAGGCGTGTACGTGATCCCGATTGAGGTAGCCACCACGGGCCAGATCACGGCGACCTGCTCGGCCAACAGCAACTGCCGCGTTGTCGGCTTGTTCACGACCTACGTATGAGCAAACCCGGTTTGTATGCTGCAATCCTCGCCAAACAAGAGCGCATTAAGGCTGGCTCTGGCGAACGGATGAAGCGCCCCGGCGAGAAGGGACGCCCGACCGCTGGTGACTTCAAGCAAGCCGCCAAGACCGCGAAACCGGAAAACAAATGAGCGCAGCGTGGCAGCGTAGCGAGGGCAAGAATAAAAAGGGTGGCCTCAACGCCAAGGGCCGCGCTTCGTATAAGGCCGAGACAGGCGGCACGCTCAAGCCCCCGGTCAAGGCTGGCGATAACCCGCGCCGCGCCAGTTTCCTCGCCCGCATGGGCAACATGCCCGGGCCAATGGCAAAGAACGGCGAACCCACCCGCCTCGCGCTCGCCCTCAAGGCATGGGGCGCAAGTAGCAAAGAGGACGCCAAGGCCAAGGCCCGAGCGATCAGCGCCCGCAACAAGGGGAAAGGCTAATGGAACCGATGATCGTCAGCAGCGAGGTTGACCGTTACCTACGCATCGTCGCGCAGTACGACAACGAATATGCAAAGTGGACGGCACGGGTTAAGAAGATCGTCAAGCGTTACCGCGACGATACCCGTGGGCAGACGCTGACCGAAAGCGCCAAGTTCAACATCCTCTGGTCAAACGTGCAGACGCTGACGCCTGCCGTCTACGCCAAACTTCCCAAGGCTGACATCAGCCGCCGCTTTGGCGACAACGACCCCGTGGGGCGTGTGGCCTCGCAGTTGCTGGAACGCGCCATCGACTTCGAAATTGAGCATTACGCCGACTTCCGCTCCACGATGAAGTACAGCGTGGAAGATCGCTTCCTCGGCGGTCGCGGTTCAGCATGGGTGCGGTACGAGCCGCACACCTCGCCCATCGGCCTTGGTGACGACGGCATATCGGTCACCTCCAACATCGAACAAGGCGAAATGGCTGAACCGATGGAGCGCATCGAGTACGAGTGCGCCCCCGTGGATTACGTCCATTGGCGCGATTTCGGCCACTCACAGGCCCGCACATGGGAAGAAGTGGGGCAGGTGTGGCGCTGGGTCTACATGACCCGAGAGGCGCTAGTAGAACGTTTTGGCGAGGAGACAGCCCGCCGCATCCCGCTAGACCAAGGGCCAGAACCGCTTAACGCCTATAATGAGTCCAAGCGCACGTACAACCGCGCCAAGATTTGTGAACTGTGGGACAAGGAAACCGAGAAGGTTTACTGGTTCTGCAAGGGCATGCCGCAGATGATCGACGTTCGTGACGATCCGCTCGGCCTTGAGGGGTTCTTCCCCTGCCCGAAGCCGCTGTACGCCACGACGACGAGCGACACGCTGGTGCCTGTCCCCGACTTCGTGCTGTACCAAGATCAGGCGATGGAGTTGGACATCCTCTCCGACCGCATCGACGGTTTGGTGAAGTCTCTGCGCGTGCGTGGCGTGTACGACGCCAGCCAGCCTGCCCTGCAACGCCTGATGACGGAGGGCGACAACAATGCACTTATACCAGTTGATAAGTGGATGGCTTTCAGCGAGAAGGGCGGCCTTAAAGGCAGCATTGACCTCCTTCCGCTCGACACGCTCGCCAACGCCCTCCTCAACTGCTACCGCGCCCGGGAAGACATTAAATCCCAAATCTACGAAATCACGGGCATCGCAGACATCATCCGAGGCGTCTCAGCCGCTAGCGAAACCGCGACGGCGCAGCAGATCAAAGGCCAATACGCAGGACTAAGACTGCGGGCAATGCAAGAGGACGTTGCGCTGTATGCGTCGGAACTGATCCGGCTCAAGGCGCAGGTCATGTGCTTGCACTACCAGCCGGAGACGATCCTTGCTTACGCCGCAGCGCAGCAGATGACGCCAGCGGATCAACAGTTGATCCCGCAAGCCCTGCAACTGCTGAAGGACAAGCCGCTGCGCAACTTCCGCGTGGACATCGCTGCCGACAGCCTTGTGATGCTGGACGAGAACCAGAACAAGCAGGATCGCATGCAGTTCTTGCAAGCGTTCGGCGGGTTCCTCGCGCAAGCCCTCCCGGTCGGCCAAGCGTCCCCGCAGATGGTGCCGATGATGATGGAACTGCTGCGCTTTGGCATGCAGGCGTTCAAGGCTGCGCGCCCGATTGAGGGCCAGATTGACGCCACGTTGCAGCAACTCCAGCAGGCCGCTCAACAGCAGCAGCCGGATGGCGAACAGCAAGGCAAGCAAGCCGAGTTGCAGCAGAAAGGCCAGATGGAGCAGGGCCGCATGCAGATGGAGGCGGCGCTACAGCAGGCCAAACTCCAGCAGCAGATGCAGATGGAGCAACTCAAGAACCAGACGAAACTGGCGATGGAGCAGCAAAAGCAGCAGTTTGAGGCGCAGATTGAAGCGATGAAACTGCAAAGCCAGCAAGAAGCGGCCAAGTACAAGGCTGACATGGACGCGCAGACGCGGCTCATCATCGCGCAGATGAATAAAACTTTACCAACGCTTCCGCTTAATCAATGAAACGCACGTATGTTTTATTAGACGGCGAGTTCGTTGAGCGCAAAAAGGATGCGCAGGGCCGCTATCACTACGTCCAACCCGACATCACGCCTTACAAGAGCATGATTGACGGTCAGATGGTTACGTCCCGCTCAGAGCATCGTCGCCACCTTAAGGCGAACAATTGCGAGGAGGTCGGCAACGACGATCCTGCCCGCCACCTGCCCAAGCCCAAACAGGACAACAGCCGTTTGGAGCGTCTGAAATGGGAGGTCAACCAGCGGCTGACCAACGATCAGGCTGACCGGATCATCCGGCAGTTGCGTCAAGAGTTGAATTTCACCAATCCCCACAGGAGAGGCTAACCGTGGACGTTGAAAACCAGAATGCTGAAGCCCCACAGGCTGAAGATTCCCGCCGTGCGATGCTTGAGGAAGGCTTTGAGGCCGCAGAACGCGGTGAACCCGTAGAAAGTGCCATTGGGCGCGACCCAAGCGGTCGCTTTACTCGCCAGCAACGCGAAGAGCCGCCGCAAGAGGAGGCTGAACCGGCTGTTTGGAAGCGTCCACCCGCATCGTGGAAGAAGGATTTTCACGAAATCTGGGCAAAAGCCGACCCAAAGATGCAGGAATACGCATGGCAGCGCGAGGAGCAGATGCGTGCGGGCGTAGAACCGCTGCTCTCCAAGGCGCAATTTGCGGATGCGATGCAGGAAGCCATCCAGCCGTACATGACGACGATCCAAGGGCTGGGATTGCAACCCGAAAAGGCGGTTGCGGCGCTGATGGAAGCCGACCACAAACTGCGGAACAGCGACCCGCAGACGAAATTGCAGTATTTCTATCAACTCGCGCAGTCCTACGGCATCAACTTGGGCGCAATGCAGGGCCAAGCCTTGCAGCAGCCCGGGATACCGCAGGGCGGCGTCGATCCGCTCGTCTATCAGTTACAGAACGAACTGAACAACGTGCGCGGCGAGGTGATGGGCTGGAAGCAGCAGCAGGAAATGCAGCAGAACCAGCAACTGCTAACCGAAATCAACTCGTTTAGCCTCAAGGCTGAACATTTTGAGGATGCGCGTCCGACCATGATCCAACTCCTACAGAGTGGCATGGCCGAAACGCTTGAGGAGGCTTACGATAAAGCCATTAGATTGAATCCCGAACTGTTTGAGCAGGTGAGCAAGGCCCAACAGGCCGAAATCGCAGGCAAACAAGCGCGGGAAGCCAATAAGGTTGCGAAAGCAGCCAGAGCAGCAGCGGTGAGTGTCAGAAGCGCCACACCCGGCGGGAACACGGCTCCCAAAAGCAGCGACCGTCGTGCGATTTTGGAGGAGCAATTTGCCGATCTGGAATCGCGTTTGTAATCAACTGATATAGGAGTATCAAAATGGCATTTGCCAATTCCAGTATCAGCGACATCATCGCTACTACCATTCAAAGCCGTAGTGGTGAACTCGCTGACAACGTGACGAACAACAACGCGTTGTTGCGTCGGCTAAAAGAACGTTCCAATATTAAGACGTTCTCGGGCGGAAACGTGATTCTTCAAGAAATCATGTACACCGATCCGACCACCAACAACACCAACTCGTACAGCGGTTACGAAGTGCTGAACGTGGGTCAGAACAGCCCGATTTCCTCGGCGCAGTTCTCGATCACGCAGTACGCCAGCGCCGTGACGATTTCGGGTCTGGAAATGATCCAGAACTCGGGCAAGGAGGCGATCATCG